ATACCTGTTTCTACACCCTCGTGTACTGCACCATAAGAAGTTTTTAATCCTGGCGGCGTATATAATACAATTGTTTTTGACACTCTTACAGTTCTATTGCCTGCTAAACCTGCACTAATACCACTAGATGGTTGTACCACTCTATCTTCAGTGCCACCTTTTCTATTTTTTATTGTGGTAACTCGACTTGTTCTTACTGCTGGTTGCACCTTTTGAGCTATATCATCACGGCCTAATGCTCTTGCTGCTGTAGCACTAGCTGCCATAGCACTTTGTGCCAAAGCACTTAATGCTGTATCTTTTTCTAATACATCAAAAATTATATAATGACCTGACTCTAATGTTTGAACATTATTAGGATAATAAACTGTGCCATAATCATATGGATTTTCTTTCATATGAGCTACTGGACTTGTATCGTTTAATTCTAATGGTGATTTGTTTAATATCTTGGCAGCAGCAGCATTTGTCTGTGCCATATTCTTTGCTTTATCTGTTAATGCACCTATAATACCACCACCTAGGCCTACTAAACCACCGCCTGTTAAATTGCCTAAATTCTTTTGGATTAAATTTGCTACTTTTGATAGTGCCATAAATAGTTGTATATTTTAGTAATATTTATATGATATGAGAGCAAGTTATAAAGGAATTTATAAACCAACGTACCCTAAAAAGTATGCTGGCGACCCAAATAGAATAATATATCGTTCACTATTAGAAAGACGTATGATGGTATATTTGGATAAAAATGATGCTGTTGAATTTTGGGGTAGTGAAGAAATACCAATAATCTATCGTTCACCTATTGATTATCGTATTCATAGATACTATCCAGATTTTATATTCAAGTTAAAAACAGGCAAGAAATATATGGTTGAAATAAAACCATATCGCCAATGTTTTCCACCTAAGAAACCAAAGAAACAAAGTCGTGCTTTTATGCGTGAACAATTAGAATATATAAAGAACCAAGCTAAATGGCAAGCCGCTAAAGTGTATTGTGAAGGCAACGATTTAGAGTTTAAAATCTTTACTGAAAAAGATATAGGTGTCTATAATTGAACATAAATATAGTAAATGGCAAGTATATTAGATACCCTAGTTGATAAACAAGGCGATACTACTAAGTCAACGACTTGGTATAAAAACGCAATATCATCAATTGGTCAAAAAATAACTGCACAAAAACTATTATCGCAAGGAAAATTATCTGCAAGGCCTAATATTGGTTTGTTAAATTTATTTTTTTATGATCCAAAGTATAAAGAAACTTTACCATATTACGATACGTTTCCACTTGTGCTGCCATTAGACAGTATTAAAGGTGGTTTTAGTGGATTAAACTTTCACTATTTGTCGCCAGGTTTAAGATTAAGGTTATTAGAACAAATGCAACGATATGCCACAAATAAAGATTTATCAAAGGCAAGATTTGATGTAAGTTGGAGTCGTGTTAAATCTATACCATTATCAAAGGCAACAATTAAAAAGTATTTGTATAAACACGTAAGATCAAGTTTTTTAAGAATAGATTTAAACCAAGCAGCTATTGCTTGTTATTTACCTGTACAACAGTTTCAAAAAAGGCCTGCTAGTTCTGTATATGCAGCTTCAAGGAGTTTTATCTAATGGCAATACTTAGAGGCGGAGTTCGTATTGGTGGTTTTGATATACGACTAGGTTTACCACGTGATCGTTCTTTAGATAATGTTGAAAATGATCCACGTTTTAGACAAAAGGCAGGTGGCAATCCTGAAACTACAATAGGTCGTGTACAATCATATATTAATGAGGCAGAAGGATTTGCTCGTAAGGCAAGATTTTATGTAGAATTTAATTTACCAAGAGCGGGCGGTACTGGTATTACTAATGCTGATACTGGTGCTGAATTAAGTGATGGTGCAAACGAATTAGAAACAACATTTAAAAGTTCAGCTGAAATGATTGCTGTACAAAAAGCAAACGCAAGACGTGTACAGGCATTTTGTTCTGCTATATCTATGCCTGAGCGTACCATAGAAATGAAAGAAGTGAAACACCACGGTCCTGCATACAAAATAGCAATTGATTATAAATCGGCCGATATAAATGCAACGTTTTATGCTGATAAGTTTTTAAGAGAAAGAAGTTATTTTGAATTATGGCAAAAAGCTGCGTTTAGTAATCAAAGTCATAATTTTAATTTTTATGATAATTATGTATCTGATGTAAACATATTTCAATTAGGTCAATTTGCAAGTCGTAATGAAAGAGATGATGTAACATATGCTGTAAAATTATTTGATTGTTATCCTAAAATTATCAGTGCTGTTGAGTATTCATACGAAAACAATGCTGTTCAAACGTTTCAAGTAACATTTGGTTTCAGATATTGGATAAATTACTTCTTAGATAGATCAGGCAATATAGAATTAGGTCAAGCAAACTTTAGAGATGTTACTGTTAAAAGTTCTTTTGGTGCATTTGGCGGCCTATTAAACAAATTACCACCAGAATTAAGACGTGCTGGTGTTGATGTATTACAAGGACTAAAAAGACGTATACCGATTGGTGGTATTACAGGTGGTCGAGTATTTCCTCCATTTGGCAATTTACCACCACTTAATTTATAATATAAGGAGATAATAATGACGTTACCACGAGTTGATGTGCCTACATATGAGTTGACTCTACCATCACAAGATTTAAAAGTTAAGTTTAGACCTTTTCTAGTGAAGGAAGAAAAAATACTTTTCATAGCACAAGAAACAGGCGACAACAAACAAATTGTTGAAGCAATAAGAGAAATAATTAATGCTTGTACATTTAATGCTTTAAAAGTAGATTTGTTACCTATATTTGATATAGAGTATATATTTTTACAATTAAGAGCCAAATCAGTATCAGAAATATCTAGGTTTAAAACTATATGTCCTGATGATGGAAAAACTTATGTTGAAACTGAAATTGATTTGACTAAAATTGAAGTTCAAGTTGATGATGAACACACTAATAAAATAATCTTAGATGAAAAAAGAAATCTAGGTGTAGTATTAGGTTACCCTACTTTAAAAAACTATGATTATGGTAAAGGTAAAATAGATACTCAACAAATAGAATTAATGTTTACAATTTTAGTTGATTGTATTGATCACGTATTTGAAGGTGATAAAATATACCCAGCAAAAGATAGTACTAAAAAAGAATTAAGAGAGTTCCTAGAAGGTCTACCACAAGAGGCCTTTATTAAAATTAAAAAGTTTTATGAAACAATGCCTGTATTGAAACACGAAATAGAGGTAACTAATCCTAAAACTAATGTGAAAAGTAAGGTGGTTTTAACAGGAATATCTGATTTTTTCGAATAAGCCTCGCTCACAATTCATTAGAGGCATACTTCGAAACTAACTTTGCTCTGATACAACATCATAAATATTCATTAAGTGAGCTTGAAAATATGATACCTTGGGAGCGTGATATATACATTTCATTATTGATTAATCATTTAAAAGAAGAAGCGGAAAGAAAGAAAAGGAACAGTCAATGAGTATAGAAAATGGTAAAGATTCACCTTGGAAAAGTAACTGGCGACCTGCTATGGGTTGGTTATATTTAAGTGTATGTGTATGCGATTTTATATTATTTCCTATAATGTTTACAGTGGTTCAATTTTGGGAAGAACAAGCAGCCAATGATGCCTTTAGACAATGGCAACCAATTACATTAGCTGGTGCTGGTTTCTTTCATATTGCTATGGGTGCTGTATTAGGTATTACTTCTTATGGTAGAACACAAGAAAAAATAGAAGATAAAAAAATAGTAGCTCAAACAATAACACCAGTAACACAACAAAAAATTAAAATAGACGACCAGATAGGTTAAAAAATGGCAGACGAAAACGATAATAGTTTGTATATGGCAGGTGGTAGTAAAATTTTTAATCAAATGCAAAGATTAACAGCCAAACAAGAAAAGGTTGCTGACCAACAACAACAAATTATTGATGAAAATAAAAGAGATAAAACAAAATCAGTTTCTAATATAAAAAGAATTTCT